CTTTTAAGGGTTTACCCTTAAGTGCGGCTTGGTTCTCAGACACAGGGTCTGTTGGTTTCTGATCATCGGGCAGGGGCACGAGCTTCTCTGCATTTTTGATACCTAGAACGTCCAACATGGAACGATGCAACTGTGGCAGATCATAAATCTGTGGCGCCATCTGAGCCATTTGCATGACCGCTTGATATTGCACCACACGCTGCGAAAGAGTTGCAGCATTGGGATCTGACACAGGGATAACATCAACCTTATCGTAGTCAGACTGCTTAGACTTGCGGCCACCATACTCTGGGTCGTATGTGTAGTCCGGGTCTGTGTAGTCACGGATGATGTTCTTGAGAAGTTTTAGCTCTTGCTTTAAAGCAAAGTGTACCCGGGCCTGAACGGCTGTAAGGACTTTGAGTTGGCGCTCAAGAAGAGCTAAAGTGGTACCGACCGGAGCTTGTGCATTCATGTCAGACACTTGCATGTCAGCTGTTGCGGCAAAGCGACGGCCTTCGTCAACGATCTGTCCTAACAACTGGAACAGAACATTGCTGGGTTCTTTGTATGGAAGGGGAAGGATCGAGTCTCTTATGTTTCCAGAGGCGACGTCGACGTCTCTGAATTCTCCCGGAGCGATAGGCGTATCATCGCCCTTAATGCGTAGTCCACGAGATTTGAGGCCACCGGGGAGATTTGAGAGGGTACCGGCATCGACCAGTTGTCGCATAAGACTGGTAGCAGATTTAGCAAATCCTCCGATAAGGTGAAACAGTCCGAAGCCATAAGCACCGAAACCGGGAATATATTGGTAGTGGACAAAGTGTTGTCGTTTGAGCCTGAGTGCATCGCCTTCCTTCCAATTGCGTCTGATTGATAGAATGGTATTGGTACTCTTGATCAGAGTCACAACGTACGGGAACATGATGCCTGTCTCAGTACCATCCTCATCGACGTCTTGGAATCCATCCAAGTCTAAGTCAACGTGGCACTCATACAGTGTGTAGCGGTCGTCGTTCAGATCACTGAACCCAGTTTCTTTGTCTTTGGCCTGCTTGATGTCGTCTCTCTCACGACGTGGCTCGGGCAACTCTACGTCCAGATAGAACCCCGCCGCTTGCAGTTTAAGAATGTCATTTTTGGTTTTGCGCATGACGTGCGTCACGCGATGGCAAGTGTCCATGTCCGTCGCACCGTAAGGCAGAATGATGTCTTCTGCTGGCACAAACATACTGACTTGACGCCCCAAGTTTGGGTCAAAGTACACTTTCTTGAACGCTGAACCGGTAGCAGGCAAGCTCCACAACATGCGCTCGTGCTCTGGGCGGAACTCTTTCATCTCCTCCGTAAGCTCGTAGTTCATATCATCTTGCACGTTTATTGCTACCTCCATTGTTTCAGGAGTTTCTTTACCCACAATTTTTGTAAGCACGGGGCCTTGGGCTGGGAATGTCTCTGTGATCATCTCAGCTTGGAAGCGGACAACCGCTTCTGTGATCATGGGGTGGAACACACCGCAAGCGCCATCCCAAGGTTCTGTGCGCTCCTCCATGTGCAGACCCAAAAGCTTCAAGCCTTCTGTGTATGCTTTTTCCCACTCTTTACGGGAGCCTTTGTCTTGGTCGATCTCGTACTCCAAGTCCCCGGCAATCGTAGCCAACACACTAGGCGCCATGTATTCGGCCAAGTTGTCATCAAACTCTTCTTCGCCTTGCGTGGAGTCTTTGGGGTTTAAGTCAATCTCCATGCCATCCATGTTGAGATGTACTGCGTCTGGGTTCTCAATCTCTATTTCAATGTCCGGCTCGTCACTGGGCACGAGGGAGTCGAGCCCCAATGGAGCCTGATTGAGTGACTTGTCAAAACTGCTTGTTGCCATGATGTTCCTTAATAGTAAGCTGCTGAACGACGGCGACGGTAGATGCCGTCATCCTTCTCGTCCGAGTCTAGCGAAATAAAGCCGCCTTGTCTAAATCTCATTAACGCTTGGGATGTCGTATCCACATAGTCGTCGTTCTCGCCCACAGGAAAGGCGGCCACCTCTTCAATCACTTCTTTTGCCCATCGCGTGTCGGGCGCCCAGACCATTCCACTGGCAAAGAGGTCAGACACAGCGTTAAGCCTGACCATCTTATCATTGCCGCGGCTCGGATTGGTCTCTTGGACAGGGATTCCCATTGCTCGGAACTCCTGTATAAGTGGAGCTCCAGCAGCCTTTTTTTCCACAATGAATGCGTCTGGTTCCCACTCTTTGTAGTGCTTGAGTGCAATTTGTTTCAGCTCCGGGAATGCCATTCGGTCTTTGAACGCGTCAAGCAAGATGATCTGCGCCTGATCTCGTTCCTCTTCATTGTAGAAGACGCCCCATGTTGTGCAAGCGGAATAGTCCGAATTATTCTTGGTCTCAAACGCCGTATCCCAAGACTGGATGATGTAGTCGCAGGGTGGCGGCTCGTCTTGTTCCCAAATGCGCCAATGCTTTCTGGAGATGATCGCACTTGTGTCTGATGTGGGCTGTTGCATGTACTGGGCGTTCCAGTACCTTGGATCCAAAGATGCCTTGATTTTCTTTAGTGCATCAAGTGGCCACTGCTCTGGCCACAGACTTTTCTCGTCTTCCGTGCCTTCGTTGAGTATGGGTGGTAACTCCACAATCTCCCAAGGCACAGCTTCTGGGTTCCTGATCTGGTAGTCGATCAACTTGCCCGTGAGATCCAAAAGAGACCAGCGCGTCATGATCACAATGATCGCTCCCCCCGGCATCAGACGTTGCAAGGGGCCTGTTTGGAACCAAGACCATGCTGTATCAAACGCCAGTCGGGAGTTTGTCTTTACATCTTGTTCGCTATGTGGATCATCAATAACAAACAGATCAGCGCCTCTACCAGCCAAAGCCCCACCAACGCCCGCTGCGTAATACTGTCCGCCAGCCGCAGTAGACCATTTACCAGCCGCCTTTTGATCCTCCGCAATTTGTGTTTGGGGAAAAATTTCATTGTATTCCTCGGATTCAATTAAGTTACGGACGCGTCGTCCAAAGTCTTCAGACAGACCCGCAGTGTGCGTGCCCATGATGATTTTCTTTTCCGGGAACTTGCCTAGAAAATAGGCAGGGAACAAATATGATGAGAACTCTGACTTACCGTGACGTGGTGCAATGTTGATGATCACGCGCTTCTTATTGCCAGAGATCACGTCCTCAAATATCTTTGCGAGCTTCCTGTGGTGGGGTCCCACTTTGAATCCGGGGTAAACTGCTTTGGCAAATCCAAGGATGTTGCCTTGCGCCGCCAAAAGACTTGCGCGCTTTTCGCGCAGTTCTAAATCCGCAAACAGCTCCAGCTTTTCCGCCTTGCTCATGTGCGGAAGACTTTGTTGAATCAGCTTCGCTTCAAGCGGCGTCAGGCTGGTGATGCTCGATAGATCCATGCGTGTCCAAGTCTGTGATATCGTCTTTGGGAGTCAGGACGTCTACAACGTCCATGAAGCGATTGAGTTTGTCTTTGATGCGCTGATCCAGCTCATCGTCGCTTAACTCTGCTTTCTTAACTTCTATCTTCTCAGTGAAGAGTCCAACCTCAGTGATTTTACCCAACATGCCTAAAGCTTTAAGCCGGATGCTGGCGCTGGGGTTCTCGACTTCTTCTAATATCTTGGCGACGGCATAGCCTCTGAGTTCTTTGGCTTGCTGTACAAATTCCCAGTCATAGGCAGTGAGCATTCCTACAAGGTGCTGGACTGCGGCTGGCGTTTTTACTTCGGCCAGAGCTTGGTGTGTGATCTCAGGCGGTTTGGCAGAAACGATACTGGCAAAAGATTCGCGTGCTGCTTTGCTCTCAAGCTCGGTGGCCAGTTGTGTAGAGTCCACTACACCCTGTTCTTTTAACCAGTCTAGTGTATTGATCTTGGCATCGACAGCGGCGCTTACCTCTGCCTTTTCAAGCGGGGTAAAATCTTGGAGACTGGCGTGAACTTCTGGTTCAAAATCTATCAAATGATCTAACATGCGTAGGCCCTTGTAAACCTCGTTGTGTTTAGTGTACACTATATTACGAC